ATTTACTGTTGATGTAGTTGATGTAGTTGGACCAGTAGCCATTATTGGTTGGCTAAAAAATGGAGTGCCAGTATATGATTCCTGTACTACTGTTTTAGGTGATTTTACTGCTTCAAGTAGAATATCTTTTAATTCTTCTTGAATTGCTTCACGTACTGCTTCTTTGATTAATTTTTTTAAACCGTCGATTTTCATATGATTATAAATATTTGATTATTCAGCTGTTATATTGGGATTTGAATCTATTATAAATTTTAATTGATCTATTAATACTGTTGGATCTGAGGCGAAAGATGGTTCTGTTTTTAAAACGGGAACACCTTGAGGAGTAACAGCTTGAGCAAAACGTTGGATAAATTTACTTGTATTTTTTTCGTTTATTTTTACTTCAAGAGTAAATCCTTTATAGGTATTATTTTCACTTTGGGTTGCTGTTACAGTAGCATTTGATAATGAGTTAATTTCATTATTTAGTTGTTCTAAATCCATATTTTGATCTACAGCACATTGTGCTAATAAAGAATCTAATTGATTTAATATCAGGGTAATAGTACCTAATAATACACCTATAGTACCTAAGGTTATGATTAGAATATCTACATTAGTATTATTTTTTTTAGATTTAGATTTTAACGCATCTACTAAATCTCCTACAAGTTCTAATACCCCCACAGTTAATGATGGTATTCCTATTAGTTGGATTCCTCCTGAAGGGATAGGGAGTAAAAATATTGCATCTATACCTGTTTTTAATGCTGCTACTAAAGATTCTGATAGTTTTAGTGTTTTGGTTAAAATTGTTATAGATGAGTATATATTATTTAATTGTTTAACTAAGCTATTTCGTTTTTTAGTTAATTCTTGTATTTTAGCAGAACTAGGACAATCAAAAGATTGAGGTGTTTTCCTATTTATTATATCTTGAGCGGCTGTAGTTCCGAATTCTAATATTAATGATATAACAAATGGAATTAAAGTAGCTTTAATAGTTTCTTTTTTATTATTAAATAAATTAGCTAATTTAGCTTCAACAGGTAAATTTGATTGTTGTTTAACTAGATCATTTTCTTGCTTAGTTAAATCTTGATTAACTTGAGATGTTAATTGTTGGGTAGGATCAGGAATAAGTGCTAATGTTATTCTTGGAACCTCATATATCTGTTCAGTTTTGGTTTCAGATGTTTGATATACTGATGTAACTGATTTGGTTGTGTATTTTTCTAAAGAGTAATTTAATTGTATATCTTTTATATCTGTGGCTGGGAATTTAAATGAGTATTCACCATTTTTATTAGTTCTGTCATTTTTAAAGTTTCCAGGGGATACAGTTATGGTTATAGCTACTTTACGTAAAGGTTCTCCGTTTGAGTCTACAACTTTACCTTTTATTATTGCGTATTGTTCTATTTCACTCATTTGGATACTTTTACTTTATTTGATAATAAATTTTTTCCATTAACTACTGCTTGTAATCTTTGACTTAAAGCTAAAGATGCGGGGGCTGCTACGCTAAGTAAGGATACTATAGGTACAGCTAAGCTATCTGTGGCGCTAGAGAATGCTGTATTTAAAGTAGATAGATATTGTGCTATCTCCCCCAATAATGCATTTAAATCCTCTCCTAATACTGCTGATTGTATATTAGTACCCTCAACACCTTGTGACGAGCCTAAGTATACTTTTGGGGCGGTTAAAGCTATATATTTACTAGCATCAGCATTAATTGATTCATTAGCAGTTAAATGTATTGTTTTATTTGCTCCTAAAATTATAGCATCATCTTTAGCATTAAATAATAGTCGACCTGAGTTAAGTGTAATTTGATTTTTAGAATATTCTCTTGGGTCTTCAGGTGCTTTAGACTTAGCGTAGGAATCTGTTAAATTACTACTAGGTGTAATAGGTAATTTTTGAGTTGATGTTAAATAAATAGATGATAAATCTGTATTTACTTTTTCAGTTTCGGGAACCCACGGATCACTACTATATTCAGTTTGTCCATTTCTGATAATAGTAACTGGGTCTCCGTTTGTGCCTGTAGATGACCATTCATTGGTTATATTGGCATTTTTTACGGTTGATCCTAGTCTAATAGAATTACCCCATCTACCTTCATAAATTACATCTCCTTCATATGGTAATAAAGGATGAATATTTAATTTTTCAACAAATGTATCCCCCAAGTTAATTTCAGAGCTATTATCTTCAGGGCGTCTTACTTCCCCTTGAAGTGCTGATTCATAATCTGCTACTTGATCTGGGACTCCGGGTGATGAAGGCATAGCGTTATGATGTTGACTATTCCACATATTAATAGGTGGTAAATAGTAGTAACCAACATTTGATACATTAGTAGATATATTAGTATTAGGAAGTTGAACTAAATATACTATTTCATTTAATAAAGGATACTGTTTAATATTAGAAAATAATGGTGTAGCAAAATTTCTAATATTGTATCCATCTTTAGGGATAGGTTGTCCTACTGGTTCCCAGAATATTGTTCCAATACCATTCCAGTCCCCAAATGCTGTAAAGTTAGGGTCATTATTATCTAATATGATATGTTTTACCCTTACTGCTAATAATTTATCTCCACCTATAGCTATTCGAGTTGAATTGCCTAAATTGGAGATAGTATTTATAGCCCCTTGAAGACCATATCTAACATCTAAAGCCATTATTCTTCTCCTTTAAATTTATCTAACTCAGCTAGCAATTGTGCTTTTTCTTCTTCAGAAATACCAAACCCACCATCAGCATTAGAAGCAGCATTATTAGCCATGCGTTGAATAATAGTAGCCATTTTAATTAATTGTTCATCATTTTTAACACTTATTTCTAAGTATTCTTTAATCAATGGTACAATTAAAGTAGCATCACCTATCTCGTGAACAAGAGGTTTTAATTCTGATATTAAAGCAGATATTTGTTTGTCTTTTTTCTTTTGGTTATTATATATTTCCTCTAAAATATCAGAGAATTTCTTACCACCAAATACTACATTATCTAAACCTTCCATAATATTTATTTTTTATAAATATGGACATTAGAAATCTGTATATCCGTTTTCTAGATAGAAATGATAGTGCTTTTTAAAGATATCATATAATTTATCTGCTATTTTAGTAATTTTAGGAGTTTTAGCGTCGATTATTTCACGGATATATATGTAAAGTGCTTTCTTATTAAATATATCTATACTCTCTCTTTTACGAAATAACTCTAAAATCGCATCTGCTATTTGAGCATCTATCTTTTTAGGAAATAATTCATTGATGTTGTCTGTGCAATATTCTACATATTGATCAATGAAATTAATGAGCTTATCACTTTCAGAACCTTCATCTATTCTATATGAAAAATTCTCATTTGATTCTATTTCACTAACAGGTGCCTTTTCAACTCGTTTTTTATAATTTTTATTATTGCTATTAATTAAGTAACGTTTAGCAATTGTTCCAAAATAAGAATACGCTTTAGCACCTTTCTCTGGGTTGAATAAATGTAATTTAGTAAGTAAGAATGTAATTACTTCATGTTGTAAATCTTCAATATTATCTACTTCTGTGTAATAAAATTTAAAAGTATGAATAATATTTTCTGTTAATTTAAAAAAAGCATAATGTATGCGGGTTCTATATAAAATATCTCGTTCAGTTTGATCTAAAAGACTATTATATAATACAATTGCATCCTCAGTATCTTGAGTGAAATATTGAGTATTCTTTTTTTCTTTCACCTCAATCATAAATTTTTAACTTTAAATTGATTTAAGGTACTCTGTATTTGTTTAATTTCTTCAAAGAAAAAACCTACTTCATCGTCTGTTTTAAATGAACCCTTATGATCTACTTCCTTTAATTTCTTATCTGAGAATTCAATTATATCTGAGATCTTGTTCAAGTATGATAAATAAGAAGCTAGAATTGTAGCTTGATTATTCATAGCATCCTCTTGTTTTTCGAGTTTCCTAAGAAGATTAAAGGTCGTGTATCCTAAGATCACGACCATTAAACCTAATATTATTACTAATGTCATCATAAATTATCTAATAAACTCATTAAACCCTCACTTTTAACTGAGCCTAATGCTTTAGTTTTAATTGTTGGCTTCTTTTCAGTTACCTTAAAATTATCTGTTTTCTTTTTAGCTTCACCTTTAAATTTAGGATTCCATTCATGCTCAAACTCAATACGAGCAGCCATTAAATCAGCCTGGTGGATGATATAAATTAATGAGGTACGAGGTTTAGTTTCTGGTGACCAAGACATTAAATAAGGCTTATTAGAATCATCATATAAACCATCATGCAACTTAATTGCTAACCATTCGTTTTTAGATACTGGAATACCGTTAGAAGATAGTAAATGTAAACTACGATCTGGTACTGACATAAATTCTAAACGATCGTTAAACTTATAATCTTCACCCAATTTATCTCGTCTCCATTGATCATCCTGAGGGATGTATGCTTCATGTTGCTCATTACCCATTTTACCTAAATCATGGTTTAAAGCTGCGAATACTAATTCTTCTTTGGTATAAGTAGAATCATCTACTCCCATTTCTATCCAAACATTATTTAATTTAAGAGCACAATCAATAACTCGAAGGACATGATCGACGTAACCACCTGGGAAAGCATTATGGTATTCCTTCTTATGAGCAGCAGGCATTAACATAATGCGTTCTGAGTATTTAGAATAAAAATCTAATAACTGTGAACGACGTGGTTCACTGATATATGATTTAATAGTTTCCTCTAAATCTATCCAGTTCTGTTGGATTTGTTCTGCTGTTAATTTCATATTAGTTATAAGCTTGAGGTTCGTTTTCAACAAATAAACGGGTTTGATCTACTACTTCTCTTAGTGCATCTAAAAGTTTCATATAATCCTCAATTGGTTGTTGTTGTTTAACAGTAAAGTTAAGTTGATTTGTAATGCTATCAATTTTATCTAACTGATGTAATACGTTGTTCTTGTTTTTCATATTTTATTTATTAATTGGTTACGTGGGTTACCATCTTTTCTCATAACCCGTAATCATATCATACACATGAAGGGGTTAAAGTCCAAATTACTTTCAAGAAAAGGAGGCTGTGTCTAGAATTTTTTTAAGGAACGCACATTTTTCATATTCCTCCATGTCTTCATAATACTGAAGACACATAGTTAGTGCTTGAATAAATTTATCATCTGCGTAAGTCTGTATGATTTCTACGTGAAAACTGTTGGTTAAATCAATTTTCGCCAGATGATCATATGCTCTCCAATAAACCATATGAACGCCGGTTTTTTCCATTTTCTCAACATCTAAATTCACGTCAGAAGAACGCATGAATTGAAATAATTGCTCGCTAAATGTACTGTAGTTGATAATTAATTTCTTAAATAACCCCATATAAATGTATGGGTGATCTACTAATTCAGCATTATTAGCTATATTTCTTTCCTCGGGAGTAGGGTCCTCATCAGATTGAAATAGACTAAATAATTTATTTAAATTCATCATATATAAATATATATGGAAAAAAGAAAGAGCGGCAAGCCGCTC